CTGCAATGAATGAAGATACTATGGTTGCTGGTGGATTTACCCTATGGGATCCATCCGGCCAAGCTGCTGGTGCATTGCCATTGGTTGGAAATACTGTAGCTATTCAACGTGTTCAAAGTTCTACTACGCCAACAATAACTACAGCATCAACTACCGGATTAGTTGCATCTACTTCAACATCTCTTGGCTCTATTGTTATGCTAACAGGAGTTTCTGCTGTTCAAGACATATGTGGTATACCATTTGTTATTAGCACAGTAACTGCAAATACTAGTTTCTTATTAGGTATATCTGGTGTTAATGCTCTTGCAACAGCACCCGGCGTTGGATCTGGAACTTCTCCATATTCAGCAACAATAGGTTATTATAAAGTTGTTAACTATCAAGCATTATATTATCCACGTAAACGCTATGTAGTGCAGATAACTCAAGCAACAAATGCTCAGGTATCTACTTCTATTCCCCACGCATTAACCGTAGGGCAAGAAGTTAGGTTCCATATTCCAACAGCATCTTCAATGATACAATTGAATGCAACATCACAGAATAACTATCAATCGGCGATAGTTACCGGTGTTGTTGATCTATTCAATTTCACTATCAATATAGATACTACTGGATTTACAGCATTTACATGGCCTACATCATCTCCTAACCAAATGCCATCTGATTTCCCAACAGTTGTACCATTTGGTGAAGACACTGCTACTGCTCTAAGTACACCGGGCTCATCTACAAATATTCAAGTACCTAATGATGGATTTGGCAACCCAGTCTTCTCAGCAAATACTGGAATACTTGCAGATGCAACCGTTAACACTGGTTATCTTGGCATGTTACTTGGACAAGGTGGTCTATTGACTGCTGCAAGTACTACACCGATTACTGGTCCTAGTGGTACGGTGAACTTCAACAGTTCAAACGTTATAACATCGTATGACACTGTTTACTGGGTAGCTGGTAAATCATCATTTGGTGGTCTGTAATAAATAGTTACTATTGGGGGGCTTGTCCCCCCTTTACTTGGAGAAATCAATGGCTGAATTGGCAACAAAAAAACAACAAGAACCAATAGTAAAGAATCTACGTTATATGCGTGATAGAGATCGTGAAAAGGTTAAGGGAATCTTCAGATATCATGAGGTACCTGGTGCTGCATTTGCTTTCTGTCATAGAATATACAAAGAAGACCCGGTAGAGAAATACAATCTACTTGATGGTGAAATGTATGAACTACCACTTGGTGTAGCACGTCACCTTAATGAGGCATGCTGGTATCCAATCCATGATTACATCAAAGATGAAACTGGAGCACCAGTTGCACGTGTAACCAAGAAGGTACACCGTACCTCATTTGCATCATTAGAGTTCAATCACATTGAGGGATTGTCTACTATTGCAAAGCCAGAATCGGGAATCGTTACAGTGGAAACTGTTAATAGAAAGTAGTATACCATGGCAAACACCGGTTACTTTGCAATAATTAATCCCGTTTATACACCAGCAACACGTTTAGTAATATCTATAACCAATGGCAATCCTGCAACGGTCACCACAGGCACAGTTACAACCTCTGGAGGCAACATCGTTACGACAGCATCAGCTCATGGTTATGTTACTGGAACGATTGTGCGTATAAACACCTCATCTGTTTATGGAATGGGACAAATCAATCAACAAACAGCTGCTATTGTAGTAACCGGCGATACCACGTTTACTATAGCAATAGATACAACAAATTACGATACATTCTCTATTCCAAGCACAATACCGGCTCATACTAACAACTTTCCCAATGTTGTGCCGATTGGTGAAATCAATAGTATATTAACAGCCTCAGTTCAAAATATACTTCCAAACCAAGTGGGATAGAACATGACAGTAGCAGCACCAGATTCAACCCTAGCAGCGATACAGAAGAAAGTACGACGACTTACTCAGAATACTTCAGCAAATCTTTTAACTGATGATCAGCTTAATGAGTATATCAATACCTTTGTGGTATATGATTTCCCTGAACATCTCAGAATGTTTAACCAACATATAACGTTTACTTTTGAAACCAACGCATACCAAGATGTGTATTACACTGATACTGCATCGTATGGCAGCGCTTCAAATGCAACCGCCAATCCTCTTTATGATTTCCAGAACAAATATATAAGTCTTAATGCACCCGTGTATATTGGTGGTTACAATTCAATGTTCAGTCAATCAAGGGAACAATTCTTCGCAATATACCCCATGACCAATAGCATTCAATCAATTGGTCAAACCGGTAATGGCTCAAAGACATCCTTCTCTGGTAATATATTGCTGATTAATGGACAAACATCAAATAGCGCTGCAGTAATTAATACTCAAAATGCATGCATTGTAAAAAACCAGGTACTCTTTACCTCAATCGATATCAATCAAAATTCACTTGCCAGACAGGACTTTCCGTTGCTGGATTCTGTTACTGGAAATCCAACGCAATGGGGTTTGCTTGTTGCAACCAATGTTGTTCCAACAGCACCAATACTTATAACCGCGCCATATAATAATTTGGCTACATTGCAAGCAAATAACCCATCACTTACCTTCAACAATATTATAAATTACACCACGGGTGATTTCACCGTTACATTTAATATTGCTCCGGGAGTTGGTCAACCAGTAGTCAGTCAAACGCTGATTCAAGCAATGGCAATACCGCAAACCATGTTGTTTTATGGAAACCAGATAACCATGCGTCCAGTTCCCGATCAATCATACCGTGTGAACTTTGAAGTATATATGAGACCTACCTACCTCATGGAAACCAATCAATTCCCTCAACTCAATGAATGGTGGCAGTATATTGCATATGGCGCTGCCAAGAAGGTATTTGAAGATAAATTGGACATGGATTCGGTGAATCTAATCATGCCTGAGTTTAAGGTACAAGAGACATTGGTATTACGTAGAACATTGGTTCAGCTTAACAATCAACGTGCTGCAACGATCTACACGGAGCAATCTGGAATCGGTGGAAGCGGATGGGGTTGGGGTAATGGAACAGCAAACTTTTAGGAGATAACATGGCAAGTTTAACGTATTCGGCTACGATACCGCAGCCCACAGATCAATTATCAATTTCTCAAGGTGATATACTCACAAATTTTGCAAGTTTATCTACATATCTTAACGTAAACCACGTTGATTTTGGTATCAATAATGACTTTGGTAAGCATAAGCAATTGAGTATGCCTGTTCAAACAGCGTTTACCGTTGCTGCTCCCAACGAAGTTGTTCTAGTATGTAAAAAGAATATGCCCACGGGAAATAATGAAATATACTTTCAAAGATCCAGTGATGGTGTTCAGACTCCCATAACTGCTTACAAGACTGGTACTTATTCTGACACTGTACCATATACTTATCTATATACCTTCTTTCCATCAGGTGTTTTAGTGGTAATGGGTACTATACCTGTAGGGTCAGCAAGTCAGAATATGACAGTGAACTATCCTACCGGTGTAGGAGCGCAATTTGTTGGTGCTCCCTTTGTTCAATTTACTACTATAACCAGCAATATACCTGCCGGTTCAGCAAATAATGCCCTATTTCAACTGTCAACTGAGTCTGGAGCAAGTACGGCATTAAAGTTCAAAGTCACTACAAATGCTCCAACAGCAAGCACAGTGGGCTTTAACTTCTTGGCAATCGGTATTGGACAAGTGGCCTAAGGAGATACAATGGCTTTTGACAGATATCTCATAGCTCCTATGAATAGTGGTTTGCAGACAGATCTCAAGCCCTGGTTAATTATGGACGATGCTTTTGTTGGTCTTACCAATGCATACACCTTTCGTGGACGTGTTAGAAAACGTTTTGGATCATACTATACAGGATCAGGAGCAACAACAACTGTTCAGCAGCAGTTACTATCTCGTGCAAGTATTAATGTTGGAACAACTACATCTATGCCATCTGTAGGGAGTCTTTCAGGAACAGTACCTGGTGGAATTGGACATATAGGACAGGCATTTTCGGTTACAGGAATTATCTCGAGCGTTACTACAACAGTACTTTTTACCGTTATAAGTTCTACTGCTGGCGCACAGCCTATGTTAAGATCAGATAGTTCATCTGCAACAGCAACTTTTGATGTATCTAACGGTAATTTTGTGATTCAAGGCTCCCTTGTGCCAGATGGGACAGTTGTTTACTGGTATCCATCCAATCCAATCATGGGGCTTACCCAATATGCTCGCGGAGAAATCAATAACTTTCCTGCATACGCCTTTGATACTCAGTTCGCATATCTATACTCTGGTGGTCAATGGACTCGTAGTGGATCATCAAGCTCATTAATATTCCATGGTTCTAATGCACAGTTCTTTTGGGCAACCAACTGGCGTGGTGCTACCAATACTCCAGCAATGTTTGTTACTAATTTTAATGCATCTGTTCCAATTCCAAATACTACTACTGATGATCCGATGTGGTATACAGCAGATGGTGTTTCTTGGACTTCCTTCTCTCCTCGCTATGCTCCTGTGACTGGTCCAACAACCGGTCCCTTTGTTAAGACATCTAGAATAATAATTGCTTTCAAGAATCGCCTACTCTTGCTCAATACTATCGAGAATGATGGATCTAATAGTAATAGTGGTAATGGTGCAACTACCCAATATGTTAATCGTTGCAGGTTCTCCCATAACGGTGACCCGACGACCCCTAATGCTTTTTATGAGCCAAGTACTCAAGATAATGTAGGCGGTATAGGAGACGGTGGTGGTTTTATTGATGCTACAACCCAAGAGGCTATTGTCTCAGCTGAGTTCATAAAAGATCGTCTTATCATTTATTTTGAACGATCTACATGGGAACTAGCAGCAACCGGTAATAATATACTTCCCTTTGTGTGGCAAAAAATTAATACTGAGCTCGGTTCAGAAGCAACATTTTCTACGGTACCCTTCGATAAAGAGGTGCTCTCTATTGGAAACACTGGTGTTCATGCGTGTAATGGCGCCAACGTTGTTCGTATAGATCATCTTATTCCTGAGAAAGTATTTGATATTCAAGACAAGAAGACTGGTGTTGCTCGGATAGCTGGTATACGTGATTACTTAGTGGAAATGGTCTATTGGACATTCCCTTCTGATAACAATATTAATACCTATTGCAATAAGGTACTTACCTACAACTATCAGAACAAATCATGGGCATTTAATAATGATTGCATTACTACTTTTGGCTACTTTGAGCAACAAAATAGTATGACATGGCAATCCTCTGCGCCAATTACTTGGGAGCAGCAAGATTTG